ACCTTTGTTGTATCAAGACGCGTTGTTGTCACGGTTGTCCATCGCACCAAAGGTCGGTTGTGATAGAAACCAATCTGACAATCCCCCATTGCCGATTCAATACGAGTGCGAGCAATGTCTGCCTGCTCTTGTAATGCTTTGATTTCTGCCATTGTTTCGCGGTATCGCTGTACCCAATCGGCAGTCTCTTGATCGAAGTCAATGACCTCGTTAGTAATTTGAACGCTCACTTTTCCCCCTAGTACCATTTCTTTGTTTGCCAGTGTTTCCAGGCACCGCATGGACCTGAACTGCCGTATTTACGGCCTATGTATGCAAGAGCAGCAACAACTTGTGCAGCCTCTACTTGCGAGTGCTTCATACCTAGATTGCGATAGGTGCTATCTAGTAGTTGCCCTATACCTTGCGCAGAACTGTTTGGGTTTTGGGCGTTACGCCAAGCACTTTCCTTGCCCATGAGGCTTGAAAAACACTTGTAGTTCTTGGTTGTTAGCAGTTCTCGTGCTAACTCTTTTCCGTCAACTTGAGCCAGTAACATCGTGCGACTGGCTGCAGGTATTGCTGGTGTTGGAGCAAACACAACGCTCATGACTGTTGAGGTAATCACGCTGACTCCGATGATGAAGATTGTTCGTCTAATAAGTTTCTTGTTGTAGTTTGTGATTGGATTTCTCCCTTATTTCTTGTCGTCCGTGTCAGCGCCAACTTCACATAAGAAGTTTCAACGCCTAACAAACGCGCAATTTGTTGAGGTGATTTCCCCTTGTTAAATAGCTCGCGGATTCGATCTGCAATGGTTATTTCCATTGCTCGACCTCTTGGGCGTGCCTTCATGCCTTTACGCATTTCAGGTGTCGTGCCTGCCCAAATTCCGTGAGGTATTTGCTGCTCAAGAGCAAATTCCAAGCACTCCTCTCGTTCTATACATCCGCCACAAATCGCTTGGGCGAAGGGAAGGCAATCTGCCTCTTGTTTCTTGCCATCAGGAAAGAAAAGGTTTGGAAACGCATATTCCTTACACGCTGCCTCGGATAACTTGGGCAGTAATGGCAACATGGCAAATGAGTTCATTCGTTAGTTGATACCCACTGCTCTAAATCCTGAATAACCCAGGATTTCTCTATCCCCGCATTACGCCGTTTGACGATGACATAGGCAGGTGGCACCTCTTTTAATCCACGAGCCTTTGCATAGTTCTCGGCCTCAACTACGGCCTCACGCCAAAATTCAGGCAATGCAAGGGTTGAACGGTTTTTAAGTTCTAAAATGTAAGTTTGACCAGCGATGATGACGACTAAATCGCCTTCATCTTTGGCGCCAGTCTTTGTCAAACGCTCCGCAAGGACACCGACACTGCGCAACCACTTCATTACGCCAGTTTCAAATGCAGCACCCTTGCGCCCGTTTGGATTGGCCAATTATTTGACCAACTGAAGATGAGGACGGCGAGCAAGTGACGGATGCCTTGACCCCACGGCGTTTTCAGCTTTGCTCGCCGCCCTCAAACCTGATACTTCAAGAGTCACCGCATTGGCATAGTGAGCCAATTCGTTGTACTCCCTGATTGTTTTGCGATGGCGCTCCCACTCAAGGGATGCACCCCATAGGTATGCAACAGTTCCCGCGCTCAAGGCAGCGATGGCAATTGCGTAAAAGTTCAACATTTAAGCACTCTTTTCCAGTGCATCGGTCAAGGCTTTAATCAACCCAACAATCTCAAATGGCAGCATCCGCGCCAAGACGATTGACTTGCCAGCGACCTCTACAGATATGGCATCTCTTGCCTGGTAGAGACGGACGACTGAATCGCCGTTTTTTTGGTCAAATCCGTCAATGGCAACGGCGAGGTCAACTAGGGTTTTTGGTGACGCGGCCGATGCCACAGACTCACACGCATCTTCAACCAACCACTTGTCATTGGTGCTGATGACGATTCCGCCTGCAAGATCACTTGTGACCTGGAAGATTGGCTCGGTCATTTGTCTGCCTCAAATGCTTTATTGAAGGCTGCCCAGTCGAGCGTCTCGTCTACTTTGCGCCCATAGCGCCATTCTTGAAACCTGTGAATCCAGCCGAAATGCCTATTTCCAAGAACTAAAAGAAATATGGCTGTGAGTGCTGGCACTCCGTGTCGCATCATTTATTTCCTCTCTGTAGGTCTACAGTGGAGGTAACTTGATGAACTAACGAACCGTCTTAGGCTGAAAGTGACCATTCGGACACAAATGGTCACTATTGTTAGTGCTACGCACTGACTTTATGCCTATGAAATTCTTTAGCTCATCGAGGGTAGTTACCTTCAACTGCCGATGAATAAAGGATAAATGAAATGCCCATTTCTGCAAAGCGACACGCGGAAGGCTTAATCAAACCCACGCTCAAAAAAATCATCCCATCACCCCTAGACAAACCTAATATCCGAGGTGGAAAATCTCCCACGGCATATCGGTTGCTTCGGGAACCGTTAATCAAAGAAGGCATGAAAATGGGAGAGATTTTCATTGAAGGCGCAAAGGGTCCAGTGGAACCCTGGCACGAGGAAGTTGGCAATTTACTAGCAAGACGCTATGAGATAGCAGGCTGGTCGCGTTCTATATTCATCAACGATTGGTCATTGCTGCGCGAAGTATGTGGTCCTAAACATCCAAGTCAGGTCTTTTTGCCTGATTTGGAAGAAAAAGTTTTGAAGGGTCACACGCAAGGCACCCGTGAAACCTATGTCGCCCGAATGAGATCAATCTTTAATTCAATGCGGATGCTGGGCGTCATTGATGTCCTGCACCGCCCCGATGATGGCTTGCCAAAGGTAAAAGTCTCACGAGCAACACCTCGGCCAATATCTAAAGACCAAGCAATAATGTTGATGACTACGGCAGATGAGCCATATCGAGAGTGGTTCACATTTGCTTGTTTGGCAGGACTTAGGGCAATGGAAGTTGCCACAGTTCGTGGTGATTGGCTTGAGGAACATCCTGAAGGGATGATGCTACGAGTTCACGGCAAAGGTAAGACTGAAAAGTTGATTCCTGCTCATCCCCGCATTGTGGAGATTATCCGCAAGCACAATGTTCTTGGCCGTCTTTACACAGTCAAGCCTCATTATCTATCACGGCTTGCTTGCGCCGAAATGAGAAGGCTTGGAATCATTACAAAGCTACGCTCTGTGACTGCTGAAAATCCAAGTAGAATCAGTTTTCATAGTTGCAGACACTTCTTTGCGACTGCAGTTCTAGCAGCATCAGGCAATTCGCTAGTTCTTACTTCACGCGTTCTCCGCCATCAAAGCGTCAATGTAACAATGCGTTATGCAGAGATTGTTAATGGTGAAGAAGCACGAGTTGTTGGCGGGTTGCTTGCCGACATTGATTGGAGCAAGGTAGGTTAAATAGTAAATAACCCACCCAACGAAGGTTGTTGGGTGGGTTTTCTATTCTATGATTTCGCCGTAAATAGCAGCGTATGCAGCCAAATCAATGGGTGAATCTTCATGTTCAGGCGTCTCAATCAACCTGGCGACCTTTACTAAAGCAAGGCACATAGCCGCTTGGGCAGGTGTTACCTCATGCTCTAGCCACACTGACCATAAAGCTGCAATCCGTGTGTGGTTAGTTAGCGGTGAGCCATAATTCTTATTTCGATCACCGTGAGTTAATCGTTTTGCTTCATCTAGTATCTCGCCGCGTTCCATCTGCTCCCCCTTGTTTATCAAGAGATTGTTGCGGAAATTTCCAACTCCATCAGAGTTGGCTTTCTTGCCTACGCTTGCACCTGTGAACTTGGTTGAAAAGGCTGTAAATTACGGGGGCAAGTTGGCTCCCATTGTCATCCCTAATGGGCTGACATCAGGTACTGGTTTGATGAATCCATCTGTCTTTATTGACAATGATGGCGATATTTTGGTCAATCTGCGTCATGTGAACTACACGCTTTATCACGCAGAGAACAAACAACGCTTTTCAAGTCGCTTTGGTCCATTGAGCTACTTGCACCCTGAGAAAGACCAACGGCTAGTAACAGAGAACTATTTGTGTCGTTTGAATCAAGATTTAGAAATGACCGAGTTCGCCAGGGTTGAGATGCAATCTTTGCATGAGCCGATATGGGATTTTGTTGGCCTTGAAGATGCCCGTGTAGTCCAATGGAACGGTGACTACTTCCTAATTGGCGTGCGCCGAGATACAACTACCAATGGCGTTGGCCGAATGGAATACACACAGATTGAGTTAGATAAAGACAAATGGAGTGTGCGCGAGATTGCCCGCAAGCGTATTGCAGCCCCCGCACCTGATGATTCATATTGTGAAAAGAACTGGATGCCAGTTGCCGATAAGCCATACACATTTGTTAAATGGACGATTCCAACTGAAGTTGTTTATGCCAGCCCATTAGATTCTGAGACGCAGCAAAAGTTTGTGCGCCACTCAATTACTCCCCCTGCCGACCAGCGTGGTGGCTCTCAAGTTATCCGTTGGGGCAATATGTATATCTGCATCACGCATGAGGTGGACTTGTTCAAGAACTATTTAGATCAAAAAGATGCCATCTATCGCCACCGTTTAGTAATGTGGGATGAGGAATTTAACTTTGCAGGAATGTCTAAAACATTCACCTTCTTAGATGCCCGCGTTGAATTTGCCGTAGGCGCTGCCAAGTTGGGTGATGATTTGCTCATCAGCTTTGGCTTCCAAGATAACGCTGCCTTTGTCTTGCGTGTTCCAAAGTTAGTTGTTGAAGATTTGATAACAGAGGCTTTGCATTATGAGCATTGAGAGTTTAGTTGTTGACCTATCTAAAAACCCTTTTGACCCTGACCTGAACTTTGATTTGGCTGAAAAGTACCTATCACTTAATCAAAGCGCCAGCGCCGTCTCATTCTATTTACGCTGCGTTGAATATAGCGACAAGACAAATGCAAAGGCTTATGCCTCTTTGATTCGTATGGCGCAATGCTTTGAAGATCAGACTGGCCGTGAGTATTCGGTGAGCAATTGTCTGTTGCAGGCACTTGCCTACGATGACTCCCGCCCTGAAGCCTATTTCAAACTCTCTCAATACTACGAAAGAACTGGTAGTTGGCAAGAGGCATACACATTTGCAGTGCTTGGATTGGGTTGGGCAGAGATTGAAGAAGCGTTGCCGTGCGATGTTGGCTACTACGGCGCCTATTGTTTGGCTTTTCAACAGTTTGTGGCTGCCTGGTGGATTGGTCGCAAGAATGAATCCATTGAAGGCTTGCGCAAGTTAAAGAAGCAAAAGATGCACCCAATGTATAAGAAAGCCGTCAAAGATAACTTGGACAAACTTGATGCTTTGCTTTGATGTAGGCGCCAACAGGGGCGACTTCAGTATGGCCGCACTTGCCAAAGGTTATCGCCTGGTGTCATTGGAACCTGCGCCCCGTGTATTTAGCGCATTGGTCGCCAACTTTATTTACAATCCAAATGTAACGCCATTGAGGTACGCGGTCAGCGATAAGGATTACAAGTTCATTGACCTTTATGAAGCTGATGAAGATGGCCTGTCAACCATCAATCTTGATTGGTTGACTGCTCCAACAATGCCCTATGCAGGCAAGCCCTATCGAACTGGCAAAGCCACAACAATTACCCTCGACACACTTGCACTCAAATACGGCCAACCTGACCTAATCAAGATAGATGTGGAAGGCGCCGAATGGTCTGTGTTTAAGGGTTTGACATCCAAGATAGGAACGATTGCCTTTGAATGGACAGATGCCACCGTTGGTGAGCATCAAAAGCAATTAAAATACTTAGCAAATCTCGGCTACACCGAGATTGCCCCGCAATTTATTGAGCATCATTGTCAAGAACCTGACACTTTTTACAAAATAAATGGTTTTGAACTAAGTACCTGGATAGATCAACAATCTGTCTATTGGGTCAGGCAAGGCTGGAAAGAATTTAACCTTCGCCCAACGGCAGATGTAGGAATGTTGTGGGTGCGTTAGCCAAGAAGTAGTTTGGCTTCATCCTCTGTAATGCCTAATTTGGCAAGAAGTTCAGCTTTTTGTGTTGCCTTTGCGATAGCCTCTGCCTCTGCCGCAACACGGTCAGATTCAGCTTGAGCAGCATCTGCCTCGCGTTGTGCGATTTCTTCGCCAGTCAAAGGAATCTCTGCAACAACTCCAGTTGAGCAATCAACAACAATCTTTGTAAGTATTTCTGACATTAGTTCATTTCCTTTGCTAGTTCGTGATCAGAGTTTGTGCAAGTCCATTGCGCAGTTGTTTCGTCTAGTACTGCTTCATCGTGGCATTTTGGTGCTACAAAAGCATCCAAGTCAGGCCAGTATGAATAACCAATACCTGCATAGTTCTTACGGATATTGCCGTTGTAACTTGTCTTGACCCAAGTACCGCCAAGTGCGTTGAAAAAGGCTTCGCCTTCGTCTCCGTAGTTAGGTCCTACTAGAACGCGTAGGACAATGTTGTTGTTATCTATTTCTGCCCAATGACTCATACTAAATACCTCACAATCACAATACCAGAACCGCCTGAACCTGATGAACTTGTAGGCGCACCATTAGCACCACCACCACCACCACCAGTATTTGCAGTTCCATTTGAAGCAGTTGAAGGAAAAGCAGAACTGCCATTTCCTCCACCACCAGAACCACCAGTACCAGCACCAACACCATTATTATTTTCATAACCACCACCACCACCACCGCCACCTGCATAAGTAACAGATGAACCTGAAATAGATGTTGCAACGCCAGCGCCACCATTACCGCCTCTACCAGTTCCAGCACCAGCGCTTCCGCCACGACTGCCTACTGCACTAGCACCACCGCCACCACCGCCGCCAGTTACGCCAGCATCATCAGCACCGCCACCTGCATAACCTTGACTTGTAGTTCCCGCTGCTCCAGGTGTACTGTTGTAAGAAGCGTTAGCGCCACCACCTGAACCACCAGAACCGCCTTGAGATACCGTTTTGGCTAAATTCCAACCGCCGTTACCTCCACCAGTTGATGTGATAGTAGAAAATACAGAGTTGTTACCACTTACACCTTTAGCACCACCAGCGCCAATAGTAACGGTGTAAACTTGAGCGGTTAGTGATAATGCTGATTCTAATGAACCACCTCCGCCAGTAGCAGTAACTGTAGAACGCATACCACCAGCGCCACCGCCACCGTGAGCATAACTACCTGTAGCAGTAGAACCACCACCACCGCCACCTGCAACTACAAGGTAATCACAAGACAATGTTTTTCCAGTAGCAGGAGTAAATGTTCCTGATGAGATAAAGGTGTGGTACCAATAAGTACCGTCGGTCATAATGGTATCGCCACCTGTTGCGTATGGAACTATGGCAGGGGTAGTGCCTAGCTTTGCTACGCCGTATAGGTAGAAGGTTGAGTACTGCATAAAATTACCATCAGTTGTTAATACTAAAGAAGTTATTGCAGAGGTACTAGACCATAAACCTGCTTGTATTCCCATTAAAATAGAACCAGTTGAGGCGTTGTTTTCCCCAACTGTATCTAAAGATATAGATTTATAGTTAGCAGAAGCATAGTTAGGAATATAAAATTCCCCATTACCAAAAGTATTAGATGTAGATGTATTAGCAGAAGTATCTCTTGCATAAATTCCACTATAACTTGCACTTAATGCAGTGGTGCTATTAGCGTGCAAAGAACGACTTGACAAATTTGTACTAGCATTATTTGGTGCAACATAAATAGTTGCATCTACGCCTGCATAATCTGAACGGGCAGACCATTTCACAACCAAATCAGTGTATCCAGTTTGCGGGATACCTGAGAATGTAACGCTGGATGCTCCTGCTGCGCCGACTGTGATCTTTTCTAGTAAAACATAATTTGCTGGCATTTTACTCCCCTGCCTTGTGCGTTGTTGTCATAGTCATCACGCTGCTGCAATTCCGTATAGTGAGAAGGTTGAACCTGATGCCCAGTTATAACCACTATCAATAGCCAAAACTACAGATGTAATTGCTGCAGTGCTACGCCAAAGACCAACACTAGCATATGCATAACCACCACCTGAATCACTATTACTACTTCTATTTAGAAATGTTTTATATGTAGATGTATTGGCATAATTCATAATATGATGCGTTACAACACCAAAAATTCCACTTGTAATATTTGCTGCAGGAATCACTCCACATTGAGGATTTGAAACAGAAGAATGTCTGGATGATGTAACAGATGAACCATTGCCATAAAGAGTTGTATCTGAATAATTGGATGAACCATCGCCATTAAATTGTAAATAATTATTTATGTATGTACCAGCATAAGTAGAACGCCCATTAATTACTATTATTAAATCGGTGTAGGTACTAGGTATAGATGAAAAAGTAACCGTTAAGGCTGCTGAAGATAATGTATTTGTTGCAATTGGTACATATGTATTTCCTGCGGCCATTTGTTAGTTACCTCGGATTCCGTATAGGGCAAATTGAGATGCCGTTGTATAACTACCAGCATTAAGAGTTAAAGTCAGAGTTGTAATAGCACTTGTGGATTGCCATAAGCCCGATGTTAACTGAGCATAACCACCTGAACCATTTACATCTAAGCCAGTTAAAACTCTAAAAGTTTTATACTTGGAAGTATTTGCATAGTCTAAAATGTCTATAATGTTAACGGCATAAGTATTTGATAGATCAGTACTTAAACTTGTATAGGCAATATCTGCTCCTGTTTGACTAGTGCTGTTTCCTGCTCCAGCAGTTGCACCATCACCATACATATAATGTCTAGCATAGTTAGCGGCAGTATCACTATTGGCAGTTATTTTAATAGTAGTGCCTGCACCTGTTCCGCGCCCGATATTTCTAATTTGCAAATGAGTGTAGGTACTTGGGATAGAACTAAAAGTAATAACACCGCTAGAACCAGTACCGTTTGCCGTAGCAATAGAGTCCCAAGCACCGCTAGGTGCAAAGAGATGGCCTGAGATTTGTGAGGCAATCACACCTAGAATTGGCATTAGGCAATGTCACCTGTCGCATACCATGAGTCAGTTCCAGCCTTGATGAGAGTAATGACTGAATACTGCGCTCTTGTCTTAGGCGTTGTTAATGTAGCTCCAGTCGAAGCGACTGTGACACCGCTGGCGCCAACAACAGTTACTTGACCTGCGCCAATTTGAATAAGGTTGATAAGGCTGCCTGTTACAAAAGCGACTGATGAGTTGAGCGGGATTGTGTAAGTTTGCGCTGAAGCATTTGATGCGGTTACTAGATCATCTTTGTCACTTAAAACAAAAGTATATGTGGTTCCAGTTTGTGCGTTGACATTTTCGACACCACCTGCGCCGACTGCACCTGTGGTTCCCTGGGTTCCAGTAATTCCTTGCGTTCCAGTTATACCTTGTGCGCCCGTAATTCCTTGAGTACCTGTAGTACCTTGAATACCAGTTGTACCCTGAATACCCGTTGTACCAGTTGTTCCTTGCGCACCCGTTGTACCTTGCAAACCAGTAGTTCCTTGCGCACCTGCTGTGTAAGCATAGGCAAGTGCAGTCCACGAAGCTGAACCCGTACCAATCTTGTATTTTAAGGTGTCAGTTTCTAATCCAATCTCACCAGCGGCAAGGGTCGGATTATTTGCAGTCCAATTGGCGGCGGTATCGCGGCGGTTCTGTAAGCGTGATGTCATTTGTTTTCCTTTGTCCTAGTTAGAATGAAACTGTTGCGCCGTTAGCGTCAATTGTGTAAGTCCAACTGCTAGTTGTTGAATCTCCTGCATC